TGGTATCCTGTCCACCCCAAGGAGGATATAGCCTCCATCATGTACCGCTCCGGACAATGGGAAGTGGTACAATATATCAAATCAATATTAAAGGAATAATTATGTGTGGACAACCAGCACCTACACCACAGGCTATGCCAGCACCTATTCAACAACGAAATCCTGATCTAACAAAAGCTGCTACCTTACCAGATAAGAAGGAGTTGCTAGATCCAGAGAATGTCGCAGATGTGCAATACGGCGAAGGCACTGGAACTAAAAAAGAGGATCAAAGAGGTGCGGCAAAGAGACAAGGTACTGATGCTCTAAAGATTAATCTCAATACAGGCACAGGCACAGGTGGACAGAATATTAATACAGGTACACCATGATGAAGGCAAGAGAAAAATACTCTGTGCTGTCAACAGGTAGAACTCAGTTTCTAGATACAGCAGTAGAGTGTTCTGAACTTACCTTACCTTATCTAGTTAGGCAAGATGATGACATGAAAGGCAAGCGAACCTTGCTTCAACCTTTCCAGAGTGTCGGAGCCAAGGCAGTAGTTACATTAGCAGCAAAGCTTATGTTAGCTATGCTACCTCCACAGACAGCCTTCTTTAAACTACAAGTCAGGGATGACAAGCTAGGACAATCGCTCGACCCATCAATGCGTAGCGAACTAGACCTATCGTTCTCTAAAATTGAGAGACTGATTATGGACTACATCGCTGCATCAAGTGATCGTGTTGTTGTACACCAAGCCTTGAAGCATCTAATCGTATCTGGTAATGCTCTTATATTTATGAGCAAGGATGGTTTAAAACATTATCCACTGAACAGATACGTTGTAGAAAGAGATGGTAATGGTAATGTTATAGAAATAATAACCAAAGAAATGGTTAGCAGAAAGGTATTAGGGATAGTGCCCCCACCTTCCGAAGAGCCAAATGCTAATGGCGACTATGGTGCTAATGGAGACGACGCTGAGGTATACACCTGTGTTAAGATGGACGAGAGTAGCGGTAGCTGGAGATGGCATCAGGAAGTGGACGACATGATCCTAGAAGGTAGCCAGAGCACAGCACCGAAAAACGCCTCTCCATGGTTAGTGCTTCGATTCAATACGGTAGACGGAGAGGACTACGGACGTGGTAGAGTAGAGGAGTTTATTGGAGATCTAAGAAGTCTCGATGGATTGTCTCAGGCTCTGGTAGAAGGAGCAAGTGTGGCAAGTAAGGTTGTCTTTCTTGTATCACCATCTGCTACAACTAAGCCCGGAACCCTA